GACCAATATGGCATACCGCCGGGCTGACCACGAGAGATGGGAGCAGCTGGATTTCGTTCTCGGTCAGAGGGTGCAGCTCTCAAAGAACCATCCAAAGAAGGATATTTGCGATAAGTTGCAGGGTGACTATCCGAAGGATTTTGTATTTGACGGATGGCATCCGCAATGCTTCTGTTTCGTGACCCCTATTCTGATGGATGAGGAGGAGATGGTTAAGGTTAATGAGGCGTTCCTGAAAGGTGAGAAATACATCCCCAAAGGAAAGAGAATAACCGATTATCCGCAGAATTTCAAGGATTGGGTGACAGACCATGCCGAGGATATTGCGATGGCTCGCAGTAGAGGCACAGAACCCTATTTTATCCGCAATAACGCCGCCGCCATTGATGAGATACTCGACCCTGAGGAAAAAGAGCTTACAACGCTTGAAAAGGCGGCTATACGCCATGAAGCGAGAACGCCTGAACAGGAGGAGGCTATCAGAAACAGACTGCGTATGCGTCAGAAGGCTAAGCGGTCGGCTGAAACTCTGCTGTCCGATTTTGAGGATATGGATGATGTCGATACATCGGCTTTGAGAGATGCCTATGAACACGCCCGATGGGATGATGTGCGTAAAGAAGCACTCACGCTGGCTCAAAAGAAACGTGAGATTATTGAGGGCGGTTTATCGTTGTATAATGAACTCAATGGCATTAAGGATGTTGATGTGGATAAGATGTTGAGTGCTGTTAGAGGTGGTTCGCTTGCTGATGTACAAAGTCAGGTTGATGCCCTTAATAAGATTAAAGCCCAAATCAATTCACTCACCAATATTGATAATCCTATTGCGGTTGCAAAGAGATTCTCAATGGCTCAGGTTATCAATGTTAATGCCAATGTGCAGAAGGTGTTTGATAGGTTTAATTGGGATTTCAATTCTGAGAGTAGTTTGCAATATGTTAAGAGGAAACTCGAATACGAGATTTCTTGGATGGAAACCAAAGGCAAGAAATACGATACATGGGAGGTTGCTCGTGACGCTTATAAACGCAGAAAGGAGCTTGTCGAACATCGTATAGACATGCTTGTCGTTAAGAGGGATGTTGAGGCTCAGATTGCTTTGATAAATAGTTCAAAGAGTGTGGTCGGCAAGCAGTTTGTATCTGAATTTGATGCGTTATTTGCCAATGATAATACAGATATTGATAAGCTTAAAGCCAAAGCAGCCGATATTAAGATTAAGGCAGCTCAGATTGAGGCTCATCGTAAATGGCAAAGTAAGAAGTCAACCGCTAAGCCAGCCTCATCGTACACGCCAAAATCAGATGCCGAGACAAAGAAGGATTTTGTCGCCTATATGAAGTCTATCGGAACTGATATTAAAGAGAGTGATGTGGTGGTGGATGGCGGATTCGTACATTTACAAGGTTCACAACATAGATATATTTATGATGGTAATAACATTGAGACAGCCGATGAACATAAGCAGCTTTGGAATCATAGGGCAAGTCATCAAAGATGGGGTGCGTCAGGATATATACGTACAGGAAATAGTTTCTTGATAAATGGTGATTTTAGAGGAACTGGCGTTGTAGGAAAGATTGATAATGCAGCAAAGGCGAAGTTGATGGCGCATGGAATGACCGCCGATGATTTTAAGACCGTTAATCTGATGGATAAAAAGATTGATGAGTTTTCTTTGCCTGTCCCGATTATTGTTACTCGATATGTTGAGATGGAAGCCCTTAGTACAATATTCGGAACTACGCTTGTAAGTAAGAATGTCGGAGATATGTTGAAGGAGTTGAAACCAGTAAGCTCAGGGAAAATGCTTTCTTCCGATCCTGCATATACAAGTGCCTCAACAAATGAAACTCAAAATGTGTTCTACACTCAGTACGATGTGAAGCTAATGATAGAGATACCACCGCATACTCCTATGTATTTTTCCGATAATTATGTCGAGAGTGAGATAGTGTTAGCGAGGTCAACCCAACTGCAATATTTATCCTCTACAATAGGAATTACAGGAGGACACAAGCATGTGATAATACGGTGTCGAGTGATTGTTTAAAAAAAAGGGATGAGTTATTAAACCCATCCCTTTTTATGATTGCTTTTTAATGTAGAAGTCACAATGATTATCCATGATTGCCTTATTGACTTCATTTACATCATCAAAGACATCACATTCGCTGCCTTGTAATGGGATTCTGTTAAGACAATCATGACATATACGAGTATCTTCCCATACCATATTAGGGTCAGCGTGTAATGATGTGAATTTAGGGTCTTTCATATGTATTTAATTTAATAGTTTTGATAAACAATTTATATAATTCGCTGTCGGATTGTAAATCTTTTCAAAGTCATAAACAACTGTAAGCATATCTTTAGGCAGATATGAGAGTGCTTGCTCATATAATGAAGCAGGTATCGGGTAATAGGCTTCTGCGAGTGACCCCACAATCGCAGCCATTGTGTCGGAATCGCCGCCGTATGATACAGCGAGCCGGACTGCATTTTCAAAACTGGATGATGTCAAGAATAGATGTAGTGCAAGCGGAACGCATCCCTGACATGTCGCATTCCACTCTCCAGGACGAGGAACATTCTCCAAATAGTTATAGCCATAATAAACTCGGAGTATGTTATCTATTATTTCCTTATGTGTGGTATGCGATTTGTTATCCACCATGTGATTTATCGCCAATGCTATTGCTTGCGCACCAGTTATGCCTTCGATGCTTCCGTGGCTGAACCATGCTGATTTTTCTGCTTCTTCAAGTACAGAAAACATATCATGATAAGCCCATCCGACAGGTGAAACCCTCATGGCAGAGCCGTTGCCGAAACTGTTATACGGCTGAGGATTGTCAGAGAGAAACCATGCAGAAAAAGCCCCTCCAAACATAGGTTTAAGTTTAGAGTATTTTCTACACCATTCTATAAGGCTGTCCCGATATGGGATGCCTTTGAGGATAGCGTCAGCGATTGCTACCGTGCAGATGGTGTCATCGGTGAAGCTGCTGCCTTTAGGGAATAACTCAAAGTTATAATCATGAGTGTTTTTGAACTCGTATGAGCTGCCAATAATATCGCCTATAATTGCTCCAATCATGTTGCGTTGTTTTTTGATTGTTCTTTTCTTATTAGTTCCCTGATGCGGATTGTGCATCGTTTGTTTGTGTATTCCGTTTTGCCGTGTATGGCGTTGGTCAGAGCCTTATAACTTATCCTGATTGTGTCGTAAGGTATAAGGTCGTAGATTGCCTTTAACGAGCCGAAATAAAAGTCCGTCTCGCCATTATGAGGCTCGTTGAGATGCAGATGAATTACTTTTGTTTTCATTGTTTTGAAATAAGACGCAAAAATACGTCTTTTAAACGGATTTGTCAACTGTTTTATGTAATTATTTTAATTATATTCAATGCACGCCGTAAAGGGGAGGAAACCCTCCCCTATGGCGATTTGCGTTAGTCCGTTGTTTGCTCTCCCCAAAGCTTCTTCGCCGTTGCGAGGTTCTTTTCAGCTTCTCTGACCGCATTGTTGGCGTATGTTACGGAGTAGGAATGTTGCTTCGGGTATTTGCCCGATTTCAGCCCCTCGTGATACTCCTTCGCCTGCTCCAGTTTATGCTCAAAGAACTCGATGCTTTCCGGCATGGAGAGGTCGATTTTGTCTGCCATTCTCTCCCAGTAAGCCGCTTTATTGTCGTAGTGTTCCGCCTTGTCGCTTTCCTCGACACTTTTACGCATGGCGTTGTCAGAGCGTTTTATTGCGGCTCTGTGCATCCCCTCTGAATGGTGACCCACGAGGATGGGCTGACCGAATGGGATGCCCTCCACAGCCTTTTGAGACTTGTCGAAGGCTTCATCGGAGCGTTTGCGAGCGTTGTCGGCGAAACCCTCATACCGTTCAGCTTTAGCCCTTGCCCTTTCCTGAGAGTTGAATCCATCGGCTCGGGTGATTGAGTAAAAATAGAATCCGTCTTTTTCATAGAGGAAATTCCAAACAAGGCATTCATTTTTCTTGCCGTATTTGGTTGTCAGAATGATTGTTTCCCCTTTGTCGTGCTTTTCGCTGCACTTTGCGACCCATACGTTAGGGCAATACTTTGAATAAGTGTTCATTTTGCGTTGAATTTAAAGTTAGTTATTATTCTTCTTATTTTATAATTACGTTATATTTTCCACCATGCAGCCACTGTTGAACCTTTTTATAAACTTCCATTTGGTTCATGTCATTGCGAGATGTTTTTTCTGCGATAGCATGGTCGATGACTGATGTAATTGTGTTTAAATCGTCAAATGGTATTTCTACAAACTTAATGTCCATAGTATGTATTATTAAAAGTTAAACTTCACTTTGAAACCAAGATGCTTTATACATTCCTTTATTTCGCTGTCAGAATAGCGGTCAACCATCTCACGAGTCAGAGATGGTTCTGAGTTAAGGATTATTTGTTTTGCCCTTTCCTTTGGCATTGTTGGGATGTGTCTGTGTGTCTTCATATCTTATTGGTTGATTTGATGATTTTAAATTTCAAATATTCCAATTTGCTTTGCGATTGCCAGTACTTCTTTTTTTGTCCCGACCCTTGAAGGGATTTCGGTGCCGTTTAATGACTTGCTGAATT